CCCTCAAAAGAGGGCCCTGGCGCAGTGCAACGTGTCCGATTCCCTGAATCGGGAAGTCTCTAACCAGCGCTTGATTGCGACTGGGATAGGACCGCCCGACGTTGGGACGGATTTCCGGGAGTACCCGGAAGAACCATTAAGGAGCTGGTGCCATGTCGAAATCGACCCGTCGTAGGGAGACCCGTACAAACTACGGGTATACCTACTGGTGGGGCGACGGTCTCAAGACCTTCACAGATCCTATTGAAATCCGTCCGCCTTCAATGGCTGACGGAGGACAATGGACTGAAGGTCCTGATACCAGACTGGAGACTCAGGTAACTGAGTCTGAAAACCATTCTCAATGGAGACGTCGCCGTTATGGCCACTTCTCCGGAGACATTGGTGGTGAGTTCTTCACAGAGCGGACCTGGATTGAGAAAACAACTCAACCATTTCTGCTCTGGGATGTAACTGAGAATAATGGAGTGTATACTCGTAACTATCGTTACGGGCCTGCATATCCCATTAATCCCTTTGGTGGGCCGTTGTCCTACCCTTCTCATACAAAGAGTTCCGATTCGGTACTCAATGCATGGGGAGCTAAGGCAATAGCCCAGTGCAAACCCACCAATGCGACTGCAGACCTTGCAACCTTTCTTGGTGAATCCATTAGAGAAGGCATCCCAAAACTTTTGGGAGCTAATCTATGGAGAGATAAAACCAAAGAAGCTCTTCGCAAGAAGGCTTCTAAGGATTATCTCAATTACCAGTTCGGTTGGAAGCCCATCGCCAATGAAATTGGTGATGTGGCATTCTCCATCTGGAACGCTCAGCGGTCTATTGACCAGTTTAAGCGTGACAGTGGACGAATGGTACGTCGTCGGTTCGAATTTCCACCGGAGATTACCGATTCCTATAGTACAGTCTCCAGTAATGCCTCAGCATATTTGCCGGGGTATTCTAGAGCTGGCTATAGGTCAGGTGATCGTGGGCGCGTTATTCGTCGCCGATACACGGAGACGCGTAGGTGGTTTTCAGGCGCTTTTACGTACTATGTGCCGAAGACATCTAATGCCTTCGAGCGCATGAACGAATCAGCTCTGATGGCCCGAAGAACTTTGGGCCTGTCACTTACGCCAGACGTTGTCTGGAATCTCGCTCCCTGGAGCTGGGCCATAGATTGGTTTACCAATACTGGTGATGTTCTATCGAATATCACTGATTGGGCAATGTATGGTCAGGTATTGCGGTATGGGTATATCATGGAGCATAAAATCTCCAAGGATACTTATACCCTGGTTGATGGGACTGACTTAATGTCATCCTACATACCAGCTCCCCTCTCCCTTTGTCGTGAGACAAAGGTTCGAAGGAAGGCAAACCCCTTTGGGTTCGGCATAACCTGGTCAGGATTAAATCCTTACCAACTTGCCATTGCTGCTGCTCTTGGTATTACCAAGTTGAAGTAGTAATACGTTGTAACAGCGTCATAAACGCCAACAGGGGGTCCCAGCTGGGGCTCCTAGGAGAGATGCCTATGTCACTCACCGATCCTGCGTCCATCACCATCTCGGGGACCCCGATCTCTCTCCCGCGCACAGACGTGGGCGAGGATAGGTCGGAGTACACGAGCGGTGACGGACTCGTCCAGCTGACCATTTCGCATCAGTATGCGAAGCGGACGCGCCGGATGATCCGGATCGACACCAACAAGATCACTGCGGATCCGTTCAAGCCTGCGGAAAACGTGAAGGTCGGGATGGGAGTTTACTCCGTCTTTGACCTTCCGCCCGCTGGCTATACGGCCACGGAGGCGAAGGCTGTCTGGGATGGCTACATTGCCATGCTAGCAGCTTCGTCCGCCGTGATGGTCACCAAGGTCCTTGGCGGCGAATCCTAAGAGATTCTATGCCGGAGGACCAAGGTTGGCCATTCCGTAGTGAAGACCAGGAACCGGATGCCAAGCCTTCTTCCGAAAGGGAGAAGGTTCGATGGCATTCGCGCGTCCATGGTCAGCCCAGAAGGGCTAACTACGGAAGGCGGCGTTCAGATACGGACACGAGGACCACTTTGACCGCTAAGGTCATCGCGGGCATCGTATTCGTAGTGAACGCGTTTTACCTGGTCGGTGAGGCCTTGCTGGATTCTGGGTATTGCCCATGAATCCTGATCAAGGAGTGAACCGAACCGACTTCTGCGTAGTCTACAATCCTGCCGGTGCTAAGCACCGCTCAGTTTTGCAGATTACACTCCGTCCAGGGAAGAACCTGGACGAGGAGATGAACGCTCTAATCGCTGAGTTTATCGATACCGCTCTGCGGATCGAGAAAGCTCTGTCTCGGGATTCAGAACCCCGATAGATGCGAAAGGAGAACTAATCACCCTGAGTCGCTTCGGTCTTGGTGGCTTAGGCTACGGACTCGATCCTCATATAAGGAGGTGAGATGAAAAGCCTAATGTCTCTCTGGTCCTGTGCTGCGAATGAATTCGCAGCACGATGCTGCACTAGCGCCACGCGCGACATAACATATGTTATGCGTCGGACTGAAAACGAGGGGTTATGGTTTCTAGCCGTAACCCTGGCGGACTTTGGCAAGTCATTTCAACAATGGCTTGACCAAGGTTTCGTCGTCCCTTCGGACGTCCCTAGCTTCAAACGAAGTTCTGGACGCCGTAATGGTCTCCCGGCATTTCTGTCGGGTTTCCTTGGACGTGTTTTCTGTCCTGTGAGTGGTGTGCTGGTTGATGAGCCAGACAGCGAAGCAGTATCTTGCATTCTTCAGCTTTCGCTGATGTTTAGCAAGATAGCTCGTCCCGAACGTGCCCTGAGGAAGGGGCAGGTTCAGCAGTTCGGCGGCCATCAGGTCGTCGATCCTGCTCGTGAACGAGCAGCGCTGAATGACTACATCAGTTGTGAGAACGATGTGAAGTCGAACGATGATCTTTTGGACTCCCAATATTTGGGAGATCTATATAGGATCTCGAACGAGCTGTTTAGCGAGCTCTTTGCTAAACTAGATAGAGATATCCAGTTTGCAAGGATCTGGCCAAAACATGGACCAGGCGTTGTTGCAGATAAGCTTAGCAGTAATGCTAAGTGGAATCTGCAATCCTGGCCAAGCCGGCTCCAGCAGGTATTACCTGCTGAAGAAGTTCTCCTTCCCAACTTAAGTTGGGTGGATGAACGCCCGCTTCACCTCGTCGAACCCGGTGCTGAAATACCTGTACAGGTTAAATCAGTACCTAAAACGCTCAAAACCCCAAGGTTAATTGCGGTTGAGCCCACTGCTATGCAATATGCGCAGCAGGGTCTCTTCCGCTCTTTTCTCAGTGCGCTTAAAGAGGATGGTTTCCTCCTGCGTACCGTCGGAATAGAGGACCAGGTCCCTAATAGGGAAATGGCCCAATCTGGTTCACTCAACGGTGAACTGGCCACACTCGATCTGAGTGAGGCGTCCGATAGGGTTTCGAATCAGCATGTAACAGCCATGTTGCAGGACTTTCCGCATCTGCATGCGTTTGTCCAAGCATCACGGTCTGTGAAGGCTGATGTACCTGGGCATGGGGTAATACCCTTGTCCAAGTTCGCGTCTATGGGTTCAGCTCTGTGCTTTCCGATTGAGGCGATGGTCTTTACGGCCGTCATCTTTCTCGGAATTGAACGAGAGCTCGGCACAGTGCTTACCCGTGAAAGGATAGAATCCTTTCTCGGTAAGGTGCGCGTCTTTGGTGACGATTTAATCGTTCCCACGGACTATGTGCTATCCGTTGTCAACGAACTACAAACCTATGGTTTTGTAGTAAACGAGGACAAGTCTTTCTGGACCGGAAGGTTCAGAGAGTCTTGTGGACGGGCGTACTACGATGGCATTGACGTTTCTTACGTCAAAGTTCGTCGCGTACTTCCGACACAACGGCAGGATGCGAATGGTGTTATCTCTGCTGCAAAGCTTCGTAACCACTTCTATTGGAGTGGTTCTTGGCAAACAGCGAGGTATCTGGATAGCTACCTGACCAGGCTCTTAAAAGCTTGGCCAAATGTAGCGCCAGATGCACCATTGCTCGGCAGGGAGTCCGCACTCGGATATCAATTCGAGCGCCTTCACCCGAATTACCACAGCCCCTTAACCAAGGGCTATTATGTGGTATCCAAGCCCCCTCGAGATAAACTCGATGGGGTAGGTGCCTTGCTCAAGTGTCTCTCAAAAGACCCACCCCCACTGTGGGGCATTCCTCGGAAATCCGAGGTTGGGTCCAATGTTGACGACCCACCGGTCGTTGACACTGAGCACTTGGAGCGTTCTGGACGCCCCAAGCACGTCAGCATCAAGCTTGGGTGGAAGCAGCCGTTTTAATACGGTTGCTCGTGGGCTTCGGCCCTAGCGGGAGATGACAAGCGTCATCCCTACCACCTAACTGACCAGAGTTATCTGGCC